CTCCAAGGTGGTGTGGCACTTCGGCGGCTATGCGGGCGGCCTGATCTCCGGGAGCTGGGCCGCGATCTACAACACGTCGATGGCTCGGGTCGGCATCGCCAGCACCATCGAGGCAGGCAACGAGCCAGCCGAGCAGCACGGCCCCGGCGGTAACGCCTCCTCCACGGCGCTCGACGCTGCCGTGACGCTCGCGCCCGGCATCTACTACGTCGTCTGGCGCTTCAACTACAACACCTCCACGGGCGACGGCCCGATGATCCTCGGCGCAGAGAACACCTTCGGCGCCCCGGCCAACACCTTCGGCCTGAACAACCTGTGGCGCTTCGGCCGCCTCTCCACCTCGCCGACCACCCCGCCGACCACGCTCTCCGGAATCGCCAACGAGAGCAACCGCTTCTGGGTGGCCCTGGCGTGAGCACACACCACGAGGAGCACCAGTGACCGTTTCCGGCGGAACCCTCAACGCCGCACGCGGCGGCGAGGAGTACAAGGCCCCCGTCCGCCTCTCCGTCTCGCTGCCTGACGACACGGACCTGTACCCCGACGACCGCCTGACCGACGAGGAGCGCGCGGCCGTCGTTACCGCCGTGCTGCGTGCAGCCGTCTCCGCTCTACCGGAGCGGTTCACGATCGCCTTCGCCCGGCAGACCACGGAGGCGCGCACCGTCACCGAGGTCGCCCGCCGATAGTGCTGCCGCACGCTCCCCATTGGCCCCCGTAGCTCACGCGCTCGGGGGCCTTCCCATGCCGCAGGAAGGACCCTTCTTGGCGATTACCGCCTACCCCTTTGACTCGCAGGCCGTCACGGAGACCCAGTTCAGCTACCTGTTCCGAGAGCTCTCCTCCGGCGTCGCCGCGTCGTCCGACTCGCCCGCGTTCCGTGTCTCGGCTGCCGGGACCTCCATGGCCGTGACCGTGCAGCCCGGCTTCGCCCTCGTACGGGGCCACGCTGTTCTCTCGACTGCGGTGGAGACCGTGCCGATCTCGGCCGCCGACACGGCCACCCGCACCGATGCGGTCGTGCTGCGTCTCGACCCGACCGCGAACACGATCACGCTGGCCGTGCTGAAGGGCGCCCCTGGCTCTACGTCTCCCGCGCTGACCCAGACGGACAGCGGTATCTACGAGCTGCGCCTCGCCTGGGTGACCGTCCCCAGCAACGCGACCTCCATCACCGCCTCGAACGTGGCCGAGGGCCGCCAGTTCACGCGCGGCTATGTCGGCTCCTGGTGGAACTCGACCCGTCCGACCTCACCGCGGCTTGGGGACCTCGGCTTCAACCGCAGCACCTCGGCGTGGGAGTTCTGGAACGGGAGCGCCTGGGCAAACCTCGCCCCGTCCGTCTCGTGGCCGAGCGTCACAGACAAGCCGGCCGCTTTCCCCCCGGCGCCCCACACGCACTCGTGGTCCCAGATCAGCGACGCTCCGAGCACCATCGCTCCGTCCGCGCACAAGCACGCGTGGAGCGACATCACCGGCACACCTTCGACCTACCCCCCGTCGAGCCACTCGCACGAGTGGAGCTCGATCACGTCGAAGCCCTCGACCTTCCCGCCGAGCACGCACTACCACGGCCAGTACCTCGAATCCGGGGACACGATCGCCTGGGCCAACGGCTCGAAGCAGCCCCATGCTCGCGCGGTCAGCGGGTCCGGTACCTACTACGCGGTGTGGGTGCGAGGTGACGGCGGCTTCTGCCGCAACACCTCCTCGATCAAGTTCAAGGAGAACGTCCGCGACTTCGTGATGGACCCTGCGGACGTGCTCGCGCTGAAGCCGAGGGTCTACGACCGCAAGGCTCAGCTCGACGAGGACGGCACGGCTCAGGAGGGCGTGAAGGGCGAAGTCGGCCTCATCGCCGAGGAGGTCGCCGTGCACCTGCCCTGGATCGTGAACTACCTCGACGGCGAGATTGACGGGCTGCGGTACGACCTGCTCGGCGTCGCGCTCCTGCCCGTCGTGCAGGACCAGGAGGCGCGGATCAAGGCTCTCGAAGAGCGCCTGTCTGCCCTCGAAGGTCAGGTGAGTGGTGCGTGACCACCTCGACCTCGGCCGCTCTGATCTCGGCTGCTGGGACGGTGGCCGTGGCCCTGATCGGCGCCCTCGTCGAGCTGCTGCGCCGCCAGCACCGCGTCATGGGTGAAGTCCGCGATCAGGTGTCCAACACCCACACCACCAACCTCCGTGACGACGTGGACCGCGTGATCACCGGCCTCGGCCAGGTGCTCGACGGCCAGGCGCAGCACACCCGTGAGATGGCCGGCATCCGCGACGACCTGGCCCACGAGCGGGCCGAGCGCCTGGCGGTCGCCGAACGCCTTGACCGTCACGTCTCCGCCTCGTCCGACCACAACTGACCCCATCTCCCCGTTCAGGCCCCGCTCAACCCGGCGGGGCCTTTGTCATGCCCAAGGAGGCACCACTTCTTGACCGCGCACATCTATCCGAAGGCCGACGCCAGCTCGCAGTGGTACGGCAAGGCGTACCCCGGCGACACGATGCCGCATCCGAACGTGATCGTCCTGCACACCACCGAGGGCAACTCGTTCCCGACGTACGGCGGCGGCGGCTCGGCGCCGAACTTCACGATCAAGGCCGGCGTCGTGCGTCAGCACTTCTACGCCAACCACAGCGCGCGGGCGCTGGTGAACAAGTCCGGCGGCGTCCAGACCAACACGCTCAACTGCATTCAGATCGAGCTCGTGGGCACGTGCGACAAGGGCGGCCCTGGCCTGTACTGGCCGAACGCCTCGGATGCCGATCTGGCGGCTCTGGTCGACCTGGTGAAGTGGCTGACCGACACGTACCCGATCCCGCTGGTCTCCACGTCGAAGCCCTGGCTGTCGTACCCGTCCTCGTATGGGTCGCGGAACGGTCAGCGCATGTCGTTCGCCGAGTGGAACGACTTCCGTGGGATCGCTGGTCACCAGCACGTACCGGAGAACGATCATGGCGATCCTGGAAACTTCCCGATCAAGCGACTGATCGAGCTGGTGAAGGCGAAGAAGGCCGGCGCGTCGCCCGAGCCGTCGAAGCCCGCGTCCTCGATCGTCGCCCTGAAGGCGGGGGTGAAGCCGGGCGCCACGCACGCCCAGGTGGCCGAGCTTCAGCGGCTCCTGATCGCGGCCGGGTACGGCCCGATCCCCGGCGCGGTCACCACGTTCTACGGCAAGAACACGCAGGCCGCCGTGGCGCGCTTCCACAACAAGAACCCCCACCTGAAGACCACGGGCCTCTCGTACGACCCGGCCATAGGCGCCCGCGGATTCGAGGAGCTCCAGAAGGAGGCTGGTCGCCGATGAGCAAGATGCAGATGCCCGGCTCCAAGCCGATCAGTCTCGTGAACCTGCTCCCTGTCCGTTACCGCACTCGCGTCGGTGCCGTTCTGGCTGCGGTCGGCGTGCTCGTGAGCATCGCGTCCATCGTGTACGCCGACAGCCCCGAGGTAGCCGTGATCGTCCAGATCCTCACCGCGCTCGGCGTGGTCGAGACGGGCAGCCCCGAGCCCGACGACGAAGGCTGACACGAAGAACCCCCTGCTGGTCTCCGCCAGCAGGGGGCTTTCGTCGTTTCACTGCTCGGCGCCTCTTCGCTGGGCCGCCTTCAGCTTCTCGATCTCCTCAAGGGTCATGACCTTGCGCTTGCTGGAGCGCCGACGAGCTGGGGCAGGCGCGGCGCTGGTGTCATCGGCGTCCGCTGCCGGTTCGGCGGCTCGCGCGAGCACGTCCTCCACCGGCGCGGCGTGGTCCGGGCACAGGTCGACGACCCTTTCGGTTGCACCTACACGTTCAATTCGATACTTCTGCGTAGGCAAACCGGGCGTTTTGCAGACATTACAGACTGTGACAGTCATCTCGATTTGCCTCTCCGGTACAACCAAGCGCAAGTTCCACGTTGACGAGTCTAACGTGTATGTGTAACCGTAGGTTGGGACAGGCGAGCGTCCTTGGCGCTCAACACCCCGCGCAGCCTGCGGGATTCAAGATCCAAGCCAAGGGGAGACATGCCCGCACCGTCGAAGATCGTCGACGAAGCCGAAGTCGAGAAGTGGTTCCAGCAGAACAAGACCTACGCATGGATGGTCCAGGAGTATCAGCGGAAGTACCAGCGGAAGACCTCCATCTCCATGTGGGGCAACTACAGGCGCCGGCACAAGCTGAAGAGACGGATCACGCGCGATGACGACCTGATCCCGTGGGCGGTTGAGGAGAAGCACCGCTTTCGGTACGAGGTGATCATGCTTCGACTGGAGGCGCGCGTGCGCGATGGTCAGGAGCTCGCGGACCGGGACGCCAAGAAGCTGCGCTCGTGGCTCGCTGACCTGGAGGAGAAGAATGCCGTCGTCCACTACGATCCCGAGACCGAGGAGGGCTTCTTCCTCATCCCACGGGAAGAGCAGGACACCGACATCATCCGCCAGCCCGCAGAGAAGACGACGAAGCGCCGCCGCGCCGACTGAGCCGAGAAGCCACCAACCCCCAGGGACATCGATTCCCT